ACACGAAGGGACCCCTCGAGTCGGTAGATCTCCGCCGTCAAACCGTTGATGGCTTCGAGAATCTTCTTGATGTTTTCTTCGACGTTGAGCGTGGGCATCGCGGATATGAGTTAGATATGATAGTATTCTTTAATAACAAAAAAAGGGGCAAAATTTATTAATTTATTCATCGTCGTTCTGTCGCCTTCTTTTTGTGGACTTCGAACTCGTCATCGTCCCCTTCATCGGAGGAGGAAGATTCCGATTCGTCTTCGTCTTCTTCGTCGAGATCTGACTCGTCGATGGTGACAGTCTCCTTTTTGGACGCGCGAGGTTTTTTCGCCGGCGGTGGCGGCGCGGCGGTGGTCTTCTTCTTCGGAGGTGCCTTCGGCGTCACGGGTTCGTCCTCTTCGTCGACGACACGCTTTTTGGACGGGCGCGTCGGAGACGTCGCGGGCGTCGCCGCCGGAGTCTCGTCGTCGTCGTCGGTCGTCGGCGTCTTCGCGCGTCGAGTGTACTTTCTCTTCTTCGGCGAGGAGGGTTTTTTAACCTCGACATGATCCTCATGTTGGTAGTCGGCGCCGTGCACGACGGACAGAACCTGCTCGCGGGTGAGACCGCCGCGCTCGAGCTTGTCGAGCCATTGAAACAGAAACGTCGACGTCCCTTGCTTCTGGAGGAAATAGTAGCGGAGGAACGGGATGTCGTCCGCTCCGAACTTGTCCGCGGTGGCGACCGCAGAGTTGAAGGCACGGCTGTTGGCAATGGTTTCGGCGATGGTCGGCATGTCGTCGTTCAGTTTTTCAGAGCGTCGGATTGTGAGGAGGCGGGGGACGGGCGGGTTCGCCTTTATATTCGGAAAATCTTGAAATTTCAATTTTCGGGCGGGGTGCCCACCTACTCGAGACCGTTCAAACTCGACACGAGCATGTTCGAACGCGTCGGGATCACGCGCCGTGCGTTACATCGCGCGCAGCACTGACCGCGCATACACGGTTCGGCGTTGTGTGCCTCCTCGCGATTCACGGGTTGGCGACAGTCGGGGAAGCAGCAGAGGGTGGCGGTGGCGTTCATGCGGCGCGCGGGAGAATGGCGCGCACCTGGCATAAAAAAATGAAAATATCTCAGGGCATGGTTCGCACGGTCTTGACCGCGAGTGGATGCATAGTGTACGAGGGTCCCACACCCGAAATAAAAAAAGACCTCACAGTTCGCCCAATCACAGACAATAAAGATTATGGAGGTTTCCCGGCACCACCTTTCAAAGTTTTTCGTATGGCGAAAAAAACGGGTGGTATATGCGTCCCCAAGTTCTACGCCCAAACAAAATTTGGTCCACCCGACGAAGACAAAAGAACGCCTCCGAAGCGATGTCCCATTCCATTCACGGGAGTCCTTCGAGACACGACCCACCAAAACGCCGCCGTTGACTCGGCTATTCAGGCTTCTTCTGGACTCCTCAGTTTGCCGTGTGGGTACGGGAAGACGACATGCGCGCTGGCGATAGCCGCTCGACTCGGGTATAGGACGATGATTATCGTACACAAGAGTTTCCTCGCCGATCAGTGGCGCGAACGCATCGCCCAGTTCTGTCCAGGGGCGACGATCGGGGTCGTCCAGGGTCCGCGACTCGACGTCGAGGCGGATTTCGTCATCGCCATGTTACAGAGTCTTTCGCAAAAAGAGTACTCAACGGAAGATTTCGCGTCGATCGGTACGTGTATCGTGGACGAGTGTCACCACATCTGCGCGCGGTCGTTCAGTCGAGCACTCTTCAAACTCAACCCACGCCATTTGTTCGGGTTGTCAGCCACACCCGACAGAAAGGATGGACTCCGAAAAGTCATGGAATTTTTCATGGGTCCTTGCTTTTTTTCAGTCGAACGAAAAAATCAGGACAACGTCGAGGTCTTCACGCTCCCTTTCACACACGAGATCTACAAAGAAGGTCCACCGCTGACGCGACAGGGGAAGGTGTGCCTGGCGAACATGATTACCATGCTGGTGGAGTTGAAGGATCGAAACGCGTTCCTCGTCGAGACGATCAAGGAAGCGTCCAAGGGCACGCGACGATTGCTCGTGCTCACCGACAGACGATGGCACTGTGAGTATCTGAACCAGGCGTTTCCCAAGACGTCCGGGTTGTACATGGGTGGCATGAAACAACGTGACCTGGAAGCGTCCAGTGAAAAGAAGATCATCTTCGCCACGTTCGCCCAAGCACATGAAGGGTTAGACATACCGGCTCTCGATACTGTTTTACTGGCGTCGCCGAAATCTGACATCACACAGTCGATCGGTCGAATCATGCGAGAGACCAAGGGGAAGAAGAATCCACCATTCATCTACGACGTCAGGGACGATTGGTCCATGTTGGTGTCCATGTTTTACAAACGCATGAAGGTGTACCGAGCGGGTGGGTTCAAGATTCACTCGAGTGGCAAGGCACAGACCGCCTCCGCCTCCGACGCCTCCGCCGCCGACGTGCCGAAAGGATTTGCATTTAATTTCTAGTTTTGTAGTAACGATGTCGGTCATCAGTCTCGCGAGCAAGGGCATCCAAGACACGTTTCTCCTGTCGGACGATTTGTCACACAGCCTGTTTAGATCGAAATTCACGAGACACACAAACTTTGCCCAAACCCCAAAGTATCTGAAGGACATCAACCAACACGACACGAGCATCAAAATTCCGATCGTCGGCGACCTCATCAACGCCGTGTGGTTCGAAGGCACGGACATCGCGACGAAACTATTCAAGGGGTCGACCATCGACCTGTACATCGGCGGTGTCAAGGTTGACAGTCACAAGTACGAATACCTGACGGACATTTGGCAGGTGTATTTGTCCCCGACGTGGACGAGGTCGCAAGAGATGAATAACCCTGTGTCGACGACGACCAAGGGATTCGTCCCGCTCCAATTTTTCTTTTGCGGTGGGATGCACGGTGGTTTCTTACCGTTGGTTGCCATGCAATTCCACGAGGTGGAGATTCGAATAAACCTGGACGACGCGTACGTCGCCACGCTCACCGCGGACGAGCGCAAGGCTCGGTGTTACTGCAACGCCATATTCCTGGACACGGAAGAACGACAAAGTCTCGTGTCTCGACAGATGGATTTGGTCATCACCCAAGTGCAACACATGTCGTCGGACGTCTTGAACACGGTCAGCAATAACGTGAACGAAATCGGGGGTAACAATTCAATCGATTTGTCCTTCCTCAACCACCCGGTCAAGAGCCTGTTCTTCGGGTACAACACTTTATCGAGCGATGAAGAGAACGATCGCTTCACGTTTTTGAACGCGGACATCGTCATCAACGGCGAACCGTTGGTCGAGCGCATGAGTCCCATGTATTTCCACACGGTGCAGACGTATTACCATTGTCCGTACGGTATCATCCAATTCGACGAAGACAATGACTGTCCGTTCTACACCAGATATTTCAGTTATCATTTCGCTTTGAACCCAGAACAATACAAGAGCAGTGGGTCACTGAATTTCAGCAGACTCGACAGCGCCAAACTCGTCCTTCGTGGGGTCGAGAAGGGTGTGGATCGTCCGTCCAACCAGGCACTCACCGTGATGGCGGTGTCTTGGAACGTGCTCACCATCAAGGACGGCGTTTGTGGTTTGCGATTTTCTTCGTAGGTACTAGTAGTGACACATGCCGTTCGTCGGTTCCGTCGGTAAGTTTTCACAGGTGTTCGTGTCCCGCCTCGACCCTCAGAACGTCGAGGCTGGTCAAAATGTGGACAACATCATCTGTGGAGACCTCGAGGCGTCGAATGTGCTTTCCGCCAACATCGGTCTCGCAGGTGTGCTCGATCCCGTGCACACGTTCGAGATGGGTACGCCCACGCCGACTCTGTACATGGACGACGATAAACCAATCGTGCTGACCGTTCCAGACAGGGCGACGTATTTCAACAGAACCTTCGTCGGTTCGCAGTTGGGTGTGGAGACGAGCAACCCGACGCACGCGTTCGACGTCGGCGCGAATAATGAATTTTTTATCGACACCGTGCCGGGCGCGACGAACCTTTTGGTCGCCAACGGGAACGTGACCGCTCAGAACATCACCTCGAACCATCGGTTGATTGTCGGCGTGGACGGTTCCGAAAACACCATCACGTTCGACGCCGATGGTGAAACGGCGTTGGATGTTCAGGGGAACGTGGTTGTGCAAAAAATTACCGCCACGGACGGTCTGTCGTTCGGTTCGAACATTCAGTTGAACGACACCGGCGATCCAGTCATGCAATTGTACGGGAACGTCGAGACCGTGTCCAACGAATTCACAATCACGGGGAATTTGGTCGTCAACGGGAACGTCATCATCACGGATTTGTCGTCGTACACGTCCTCGGTCAATCTCGCCGTGACGGATGCGGTGATTTCCATGGGTGTGAACGGTGGGTCCGGTTTGGACACGGCGCTGATTTACGACCAAGCGAACGAGAGTAATGTTTTCGTCGGGTATTTGCACGACGCCTCGGACCCTTCGAGATTGGTCCTCGGTCGAACCAACCGCGGTCCCGCGGACGTGCAGATCGTTCCGACGAGCGAAGAGATTAACGTGTACGTCATCGGTCGAATGTACACGTCGAACGTTTTGGCGGCGGCGAACACCGCACCCAACCACAACTTCGCGGTGGGGAGCAACATTTGGGCGCACGACACCGCGGCTGAAAAATTACACGTCCAAGGGAACGCGTTCGTGACGAATCTCATCGTCGAAAATTCCTTGGAACTCGGATCGAACATCATCTTCGACGACGTCGCGGACAACGTGGTGACGATCACGGGCACCACGGTCACGGGCATTCTTTTAGCCGAGACGCGAGTGGGCATCGCCAACACGAATCCCCAGCACACCCTGTGTGTCGGGAGTAATTTACACATCAACGAGGTCGGCGCGAACGTCGTCCATTGTCACGGGAACACGGTGTCGACTCGATTGTCGGCGATGAGTAACCTCGCGGTCGGACGATACACGGGCGATGAAAAGGCACACATCGAAGGCAACATTCGTCTCGGTGGAACGACGGGTGTCGACGCGAACTCCGACTCGTCCATCTTGTCGACCGGGCAAATCACCATTCACGCCAACGATTTCGGCACGGATGCGTCTCACACCGATCTCATCATGAAATCCGGTCCGAGGACCTCGAACGTGTCTTCGATCGAGGTCAAGGGGAGCGACACCGACAGCGCGACGCAAAAGATTGTCTTCAAGACGAAGAATGCCGAGCGCGCGGTCATCACGTCGAGTGGGAACATAGGTCTCGCCAACACCGCACCCGTGGAAAAAGTCACCATCGGTGGTGGAAACATGCTGATGACTGGTTCGAACGCCTTCATCGCCGGTCAACAATTCACGAGCGGGTCGGTGTCGACCCAAATGTATTCCGATTTAGCGACGAGTCGTGGACATATTCAGAGTCGAGTCGGGAGTGGGCAGAGTTTGAACTTTAGCGTGAGCAGTGGGGCGACGATCGGGACGCCGAGAATGACCATCACGGATACCGGGCGCGTGGGCGTGGGGTCGACGACCCCGGAGGCACTGTTCCAAACGAACGGATCGGCGTTCATCAATCCACAGGTGGTCCTTCGCAACAATTTCGTCCACGGTGACGCCGCGCTCACGGTGACCAATCCGAGCGCGACGAGTCAGGACGACGTCATGCGCACGGCGCTCAATCTGTGTCGTCAGGGGTTCGGGACTATTTTCGGGTCGAAGGCTGAATTTCAATTGGGTAGGTACGCCAACGGGGGTGCCGGGAACGATTCTCGAACGCGATTGGACATCAACCTGTCCAACGGGTCGTACGACAGTCGGAACATCATGACCCTTCGAGGGGACAACAAGGTCGGCTTCGGTACGCACACGCCTCTGTCCAAGGTTGACGTTCGAACGTCCGGGAACAGAAATCACATCGGGAACGGTCTGTTAGTGTTCAACCCGATCGATCAGGATGTGGACGAAGACGCCATCATCACCGTGCAAGTGCGCGAAGACGCGGGCGATGCGTTCACGTCGTACAGCATTTGGAACGGGTCCACCGCGTACGGGGGATGGTCCGTCGGGGTCGAGAACACCTCGAACGTGTTGGAGAGACACAAGAATTTCAGAATCACGAACAACGTGTACTCGGTGTCGAACGTCGAAGCGACCGCGTTTTTCATCGACGGCATCTCATCTAACGTGGGCATCGGTACGGACGTCACACCGAGAGATTTCACGATCGACGGCGATGTGAAGTTAAAGAACGTCATCGAGTTCGCGGGCGTCGGCACACCCGGAAGCGGTCTCGAGGACATACAAAACCAATCCTACCCGTTCCCACACACGTTCGTGCAGGAGCGACAGTATAACACGTCCGGTCGATCCGAGTTGTTGTTGTTCAAGGGGAACGACACGGCGGATCACATTCGCCACGTCGCGGGTCGACACTTGTTCGAGTGTTACAGATCGACCATCACGGATGAGACGACGTTCAACAACATCGTCGAGGACGATCCGTACGGAACGTTTACCACCATTCCAGTGTTGAGTGTCTCGGGGAGTGGGAACAACGGCGGTCGGGTGTTGATTAACGTCGACGAAAACGACGAGGACGACGCCGACGACGAGACGTCCCTGTACGTCCAAGGGGAGGTTCGGGTCACGCACTCCGGCGTGAGCGACGGGCGGTTCTCGTGCGGTGGCGACATGTACATTCAGTCCGACGCGTTGGCGTCCCTGAACCAAATCGTCAACAACAACGATTTCGATTTCATGCTCGTCGCGGGTGGTGGGGACGAGGCGATGCGCGTCAAGTCCAATGCCCTCGTCGGATTCGGGACGTCCCTCCCGTCATCGAACGTACACATTTACACCGGGGTCACGTCGGACATAGACGTCTTCCGAATCGAATCACCCTCGAGCACGGGTCTGAAGAAGACTGGCATGCAACTCATCACCGAAGATGGGTACGGGGCGTACCTTCGCGGATACAGAAACGTCGGCACGGACGCGGGTCTCGTCTTGGGCTCGATCGACGCCAGCGTGGAGAGCGATACCCTGTGGATCACCGATGGGAAATTGGGTCTCGGGACGGACTCGCCGACGTCGAAATTGACCGTGTACGACGGCGACGCGCGCATACACAGAACGTCCGGGAACGCGATGGTACAGATGGTGACCACGGGCGGACTCTCGAACATCTTCGCGGGCACGGACGGGGATTTGTACATGCAACCGGTCGGCGCGAACGTCATCGTGCAAGGGTCGTTGAACGTCACGACGGACATTTCGTTCGGTGGGAAGATTGAGTTAGGGAACGCCATCGGTGTCGGTATCGCGACGCCTCTGACCGCGTTGCACGTCGTGGGTGGGTCCATCACGGAGGGCGATAACGTCGCGTGTAAACGATACTCGACGAGTTTCACGCTCGGATCGGGTATCGCCAAGGACGTCATCCTGAACTTTGGGAACGGGAGTTTCTACGCCAAGATCAAGTGCATGCTCAGAGAGGTGAGCAGTTCGAACAGGGATTACATCAACACGATGGTCCTGGAGGTGACGGGTGGAAACGGGCTGGGGAATCAGTCGTCCATCCCCATCGCCGTCGGCACGAAGAACATATTCGGTGGAACGTCCAACCCGTACCCGTGGAGTTCGACCATCACGACCACGGCGACTAAGGTTCGGTTCACACCCGCGAACGTGCTCTCGACGAGACAATACACGTACGACATTCACGTCAAACTGTACTCGAGCGTGTCCAGTGGGAAACTGGCGAGTGTCCAATATGACAATTCTAATCCTAAGACTGTGCAAACCTATTCGTACTAAATCGTGAATCGAGAAGGTTGTCGATTCAGGGTGAAGCAGTTTTTTTTTACTTTACTTGGTCCGTCAGCATGAGAGCGATGCTGGCGACGATGAAAAAGAGCACGGCGAAATTGCATTCGCTCTCCTCTCGTCCGACGCTCACCACCCGAGGCTGATCAGGCTTCGGCTGCTGCTGAGGTCGGACGGTCGGAACTCGCCTGACGACAGGCGCGTCCTCCTCGTCGAGTGGACAGAAGGCTACCATATAATACTAGCCTTAGAGATTAATTTCATTCTTCTTTTTTCTGCCGCGCTTCTTGGGTGCGGTTTTCGGGAGTTCGACCTCCTTGACGTCGTCCTCGTCGTCGTCGGGTAAATCCCCCTCGGACACGATGTCGGAGATTTCATCCTCCTCGAGTTGTTCGTCGGGTCTGGGATCGACCGTGGTCGACATCGGCGGCGGTGGAGGCATGGAGATGCCACCCATCAGCGACGACAGGTCGAGTCCTGGGATGCCCATCTGCGGACCCTTCATCTCGTACCCGGATCCGGATCCACCCTGCGGCGGCGGTGCGCCACCCGCCGCTTGGGTCTTCTGCACCGCGGAGAACATCTGACCGACGAGTTCTGGATTTTGTTTCAGGACGTCCGTCATGTTCGGCAACGCCTTGAACATAGAATTGGACAGGTGGAAGGCGAAGCCTGATCCTGCCAACATCATGATGAGCTTCACCTCGGGAGCCATCTGCATGCTGTTCTTGTATTTCACCGCGAGTTCCTCGAGCACTGGATCGTAATCGTCCAGTGACTCCATGACGGATTCGCTCCATCCGGTCAACTCCAACGACAATGGGTCGTATTTCTTGTTCAGCCATTCCAAACCAGTCACACACGCCACGAGCGCGCGTCTGCTGAATTTCACACTCTGTTCAATCTCGATCCCGTACGTCACTCTCTTGTATTCCGCGCGCAGATCCTCGATCGGCGTGTACACGTTCATGCGTTTGTTGACGATGACCCCCTTCTTCTGACCCAACCGCTGGAGTTTCGACAAGAGATCGCACTTTTCGTCGTCGATGGACGAAAACCCCTTGGACGGTTGATCGGACGAGTGCTGCTGCGGCGCCGACGATCGTCGAACGGGGACGTCGTCCTCGTAGTCTTCGTCGTCGGAATAGTTGGCGTACTCGTCGGCGAGGTCCTCCTCCACCGCAGGCGGAGGCGCCTGCGTCGCCTGTTTCGTCGGATTCATGAAGGCGTCCAAATCGATGTCCTCGTCGTCGTCGTCGTCGTTCGCGTACCGCACGGGCGCTTTCTTCTTCGGCACCCGAGTCGGTCGGGACCGAGTGACCTCGATCTCGTCCATCAGGCGCTGTTCGTCCGCACTCAAGTTCATGACCGAAGGATTGTCACCCCGATCGATGACGAATTCTTCACCCATGATCTAGTACTCTCGTTGAAAATACACCGAGCGCTTTAACGCACTTTTCGAAAAAATAATATTGATTCATAGTACCAATGATCAAACTCAACAACACGAACCGCAGGGCGCTCACGTGGATCGCCGTCCTGATCATCGCGATCCTCTGCCTCGGCGCCGTCTCCAGTGGTTACGTCGGCGCCCCCATCGTCATCAAGCAAGACCTCGAAGGGTCGTTCTGGGACCTCAAGCAAGACCTCGAGTGCACACCGGGTCATGCGAAGGGCGGTGCCTACAGCCGAGGCGGTGTCCCGGGCGGCTTGTGCGGCGACCAACAGTGGGTCCGTCAATCCGCGACGTACGAAATCGTGGACGAATAAATTATGTAACCGTAAAGTATAATGGCTCTCGTGACTGCACCCCAGTCCTCGACTCCTGATCTTCAATACGAATATCACACCATCACTTTGGACAGCGTCGGACAGTCCAGCGCGAACACCTTCACGTGTCATCTCCAGACCCCGTTGAAGAACGTCGTTCAAGCCAGACTCGTCGCCGCGCACATTCACACCAACTCGGTCGAACACTGTTACGTGTCCATCAAAGAACTCGACACGTTCTTCCACGACCGAGCGTTCAAGGCTCTGGATGAGCAACAATCGATGTCCAAGGTGAGACATTCCTTCGCCAGCCTCGTCACGGACGCCACCACGCACGGCGCCAACCAACTCATTCTCTTCAGAGACGACTACCCGGTCGTGTCCCAATACGTCGACCCGATCAAGACCATCGACCGATTTCAAGTCACCCTCATGGATCAAGACGGGGTCACCCTGAAAAATTCGACCGACGCCGGGGACAACTTTCTCGTCATTCGCTTCGTTTGCATGAAAAGAAATTTGTGAGCATACTGTAAATGTCATCGGGTGTGACCATTTTGACCGCGGTCGGACAACAGGATAAGTGGATTCACTCCGACGGTGCCGAGGGTGTCTCGTTCTTCAATCAGGTGTGGAAGCGACACAGCAACTTCAGTCAGTCGATCGAGAAAAATTACATTCAAGGCGCCGTTCGGAACGGTGGTCTGTCGAAGATTCAGATTCAAAAGTCGGGCGATCTCTTGGGGTACACGTATTTCACCATCGACAACGGCACCCAAGCGCTCGACTCGAACGATTGGCGAACGCTGATCGAGTACACGGAATTGCGAATCGGTGGTGAAACCATCGATCGTCAATACAGCGATTGGTCCGAGACCGTGGCGGTGGACATGCTCGCCGGGAACTCCTCCCGATCGGCGCTCGGTCCGCACCCGGGTCTGTCCTCGTCCTCCTTCTTCTACCCGCTCCGTTTCTTCTTTTGCGAGACTCCGTCGCTGGCGCTTCCACTGACTGGCATTCAATTGCAAGACGTGGAGATTTACATCAAGTGGGGGTCGAACGTCGAAGGCAAACAGGTCGAGTGTTACTCGCAGTATTACTACGTCGACGCCGAAGAGAGGAAGGCGCTCACCAACACCCGACACATGCTCATCTACCAAGTTCAGAAAAACATCGCCTCGAGAGAACTCGTGCAAGACCTGACGTTCAATCACCCACTGAAATTCATCGCCAGTTCCAACACGTCCTCGAGCAGTCCGCTCAAACGCGTGGACAACAGAATCAAGATTCAAATCAACGGCGAAGACGTCACGCCGTTTCGATACGGCAAACCGCACTTTTGTGAGGTGAGTCATTACTTTCACACGAGTTTCGTGAACTCTCCGGATTTGTTCATGTATCCATTCTGTGTGACGACCAATCTTTTCCAGCCCACGGGGTCTCTGAACGCCAGTCGGGTGTCGAGTCTGCGCATCGTCTCGGAGACCCTTCCACTGACGGACACGATCTGGGCGCTCAATCTGAACGTGCTCACCATCGATAAAGGCTGTGCCGGTCTGCGCTTCGCCAACTAACGAAACCCTCCCTGTCTCAGTTCCGTCCCACACTACGGAATTAAAATAGGGCTTAACATTAGACGTCAAATGGTGAAGAATTTACCGAGCGTGGAGCGATCCCAGAAGATTCGCCTCGGAAAGTTCACACCGGATGTACAGGCAACTGACACCATCGTGATCAACGCCACGTCGGACGACATCACGACCAGCGATTCCGGGTTGTACGTCGCCCCCATACGCTACGACGCCACGCCCGGTGCGGCGAACACGATCGGGTACGACTCGACGACGAAAGAGATCGTTCAGACGTCGTTCCCGGTGAATCAAACCCAAGGACTCCAAGAGGTGACGTCGAACGGGGCGGCGACGACGCTCGGAGTGGAGGTCTCGAACACATTCACAGCCACCAGAGTACAAGTCGGGTCGGGGGCGAGCGCGGACGACGTGAACGTTTTCGTCGTTCGGGGTGGCGTGTTGATCGAAGGCAACCTGGTTGCGACCGGGGACACGACCTTCGTGCGAAGCAACAACATTTCCATCTCGGACCCGCTCATGGAATTGGGTGGGAACAACAATTCAGAATCGTTCGTGTACGATGTTGGGATAATCATGAATCGACCTGGTGAAAACGTCGGGTTCGCCTACCTCGAGATGAGAGACGAATTGACCGTGGCGCTGACGTCGAACACGGCGACCGATCGATTCATCGAGACCTCGTCCAATCTTCTCACCATGAACGTCGTCGGGGACGTCTACGCGAACGCGTTCTTCGGCGAAGGGTCGACGCTGACGAACGTCGCACACCTCGTAGATTTCCAATCGAACGTCACGCGCATAGGTGATTTGGAGACATCGCTGACGTCGAACGCCCAACGCGTCGGGGTCCTGGAGACCGTGCACGCGTCGAACGCACAGAGATTGTCAACCCTCGAGACGTATCACGACGACAATGTCATCAGGCTCAACCTGTTGTATAACCTTCACGCCTCGAACGCGGCGGAACTCACCACTCTGAACGCATGGCATCACTCAAACGTCACGAGAATTTCAAATTTGGAGACATGGCTCGATGACAACAGCGTGCGAATCACGAATTTGTCGAGCAACCTCGCCGACAACAGCGCTCGCATCTCTCTCCTCAACACGTGGCTCCAAGACAATTCGTTTCGGATCACGACCAACAGTGATAATTTATCGTCGAACCATTACCGTCTGACGAACGTCGAATCGAACCTCGTCGCGAACTCGAACCGAATCACGAATTTGACGAACGACGTCAACGCGATCGACGGTCGCGTGACCGTGTTGGAGAGCGAGACGAGTAACCTTCGCGTGGACTTGACCTCGAATGTGTCCATACTCAACGACACCATCTTCGATCTGAGCGACAACGCGGGTCGCATCACCACCCTCGAGTTGATCAAGGCACCCATCGACAATCCAGTGTTCACTGGAATCATCAGTGGAGACGGCGGTGGGATTTCAAACATCGACCTCCAACACGTGACGAGCGATGGGAACGCCACCACGGATACCGTGCGATTCACGTCCTCCACGGTCGCCTTCGTCACCGATTCCACCGTCGGCATAGGCACGGATGACCCAGACACGAATTACACCCTTCATGCGACGGGTGACATCAAAGTCGACTCCAACGTCGAGGCGACGACCTTCATCGCCCCGGGCACACACATCAATCTCGATGGGACGAATAAATTGACCGGGAACACGTCTGTGTATGGCAACCTGAATGTATATGGGAACGTGACATACTTAGACACGGAGAATGTCTATGTAAAGGATCCGATACTCGGCATCGGCAACCCTGGCGCCCAGGACAGCGGCGTCATCGCCATGAGCGGTGGTCCGGGCTCCAACGTCGCCTTCGGGTACAATAACACCGACGCCGAATTCATCATCGCGTTCACGGACGACGGTCCTTTGGGTGTGACACTCACACCGAACGTGTCCAGAGACTTGAACGTTCACGTGTACGGGACCTTGTACACCGCCAACGGCTTCGGCGTGGCGAACACGAATCCCGTGAGCGACACGTACGCGCTCTCCATCGGACAAAACGTGTTCGCGAAACACAACGGCGATTTGATCTCCATTCGATCCCTCGCCGATACGGGGATTTTCACCTCCAACGTCACCACACCAGTGATAGAATCCACGGGGACGAATCTCGAAATCACCGCACCCAACACGGTCCTCATGGGAAATCTAGATGTGCGAGGGGCAACGACCATGGTGTCTACGACGGATTTGATCGTCAATGATACAGTGGTGGATTTAGCCAATAACAACACTCTGACCTCGGTCGATTTGGGTATTCGCATGAAACGACCGGGCGCGAACGTGATAATGGCGTACCAAGCGTCGAGCGAAGAATTGGCGTTCGCACACTCCGTCACGGGTGTCACCCCAGACCCGACGAAAACCATGAACGTGCACGTGTACGGGAACCTCGAGGTGGATCAGGGCATCAACGTCGGCTCGAACGTCATCATCAACGATTTCGCATCCAACGTGATCGACGCCGACGGAAGCATCGCGGCGACCATCTACTACGGCGACGGTGGACTCTTGTCAAACATCACCCAGACACTGCAGGGTATCAGCGAGATCGGAGCGACGACCGATCAAACCATCTATTTCACAAACGTCACCACGGGTGTGAATGTCACGACGTCGAACGTCGAGGTCGGGGGATACTATTTCGGGGATGGACAGTTCATGTCCAACGTCGCCAATCTCGTCGTCCTTCAGAGTAACGTGAGCATACTCAATCAAAACATCGCGAGCAATGTCTCGGACTTGAGAACCGATCTTCAGTCGAATGTCCTGACACTGAACCAAAACATCGACTCAAATGTGTCAGACCTTCGGACGGACCTTCAGTCGAACGTGAGCATCCTGAACACGAACATCGATTCGAACGTCTCGGACTTGAGAACTGACCTTCAGTCGAACGTGTCCATCCTGAACCAAAACATCACCTCGAACGTGTCTGATCTCCGAACCGATCTTCAGTCGAATGTTCTGACACTGAACCAAAACATCGCGAGCAATGTCTCCGACCTCCGATCGGACCTTCAATCGAATGTCAGCATATTGAATCAAAATATTGAGTCGAACGTGTTGACACTGAACCAAAACATCGCGAGCAATGTCTCGGACTTGAGAACTGACCTTCAGTCGAATGTCCTGACGCTGAACCAAAACATTGCCTCCAACGTGTCAGATCTCCGGACAGATCTTCAGTCGAATGTGTCCATTCTCAACACCAACATCGCCTCCAACGTGTCAGACCTTCGAACCGATCTTCAGTCGAACGTGTCCATTTTGAATCAAAACATCGCGAGTAATGTGTCCGACCTGCGAACCGATCTTCAGTCGAACGTGAGCATACTGAACACGAACATCGCCTCAAATGTTTCAGACCTTCGAACGGATCTTCAGTCGAATGTTCTGACACTCAACCAAAATATCACCTCGAACGTGTCCGACCTGCGAACCGATCTTCAGTCGAACGTCTCCATTCTGAATACGAACATTGCCTCAAATGTTTCCGACCTTCGAACGGATCTTCAGAGTAACGTGTCCATCTTGAACACCAACATTGCCTCGAACGTGCTCACACTGAACCAAAACATCGCGAGCAATGTCTCCGACCTTCGAACCGATATCCAGAGTAATGTCTCCATCATCAACTCGAACGTCGACCTGAAGGCGGACATCCTGGACCCGACGTTTTCGAGTAACATCACGGTCAGCAACAATCTCGTCATGAGTGACCTGACCGCGACGAGAGTCGTCTTCGTCGGTGCGAACAAAGAACTCACCGACGCCGCGGCGCTCACGTTCGCGTCGTCGACCCTGACCCTGGACGGTGACATGTCCGTGTCGGGAAACCTGTCTGTTGAGGGCGACTTTGTTACCCTAAACGCGGTCAACACCATAGTTAACGACGGAATCATCGAATTAGGGAACAACAATTCTTCCGACACGCTCGATCTTGGAATTATCATGACCCGACCGAGCACCAACGTCGCCATCGGGTATCGTGGCGACGAAGCCGAACTCATGATTGGACACACGCTCTCCGACCCGTCGTCCACCGATTTAGTTCCCGATTCCGCAAACGCACTCGCCGTGCACGTGTACGGTTCTGTGACGTCGAACAGTCTGGACGTCCACGGAACCGCCAATGTGGGCGCTCTGACGTCCACGGAACTCGACGTCTTGGGAACCGCCAACGTGGGCGCTCTGACGTCCACGGAACTGGACGTCTTGGGAACCGCCAACGTGGGTGCGCTCACCATGACCGGCGCAACCCTGAACGGGGATTTCGACATGGTCTCCACGGACGGTGGCAGTTCGGCGGGTCCTGAATTCACGCTCTGGAGGAACAGTGCGACGCCCTCGAACGGGGACTATCTGGGTCAGATCAAATTCGCCGGTGAGAACTCGTCGGGTGGAACAGTCAACTACGCGAAAATGACCGGGAAGATTTCAGACGCAGCGGCGGGTGCGGAAGATGGGTTGATCGAGGTCGCCGTGCAAAACAATTCCGCCTTCAAAATCACCACTCGATTCACGCACACAGACCTCAAGTTGATCAACGACACCGGATTGGAGGTTTCCGGCGACGTCGCCGTCGACACGGACACGCTCTTTGTCGACGTCACCAACGACCGCGTGGGTATCAATACCAGCGCGCCCGCGTACGATTTGGACGTTCGAGGAAACGCAAACGTCAACACCCTCAACTGTTACACCATTCAGGGATTGCAGACGTTGTCCTTCGATTCGGATAACTCCACGACTCCACCCCTCCAATTGACGGCTGGATCCCTCAACGACGGTGTGGGTGCTCTGAGAATTGACTCTGTAGAACCAGACATCATGTTGAATGATACCGACGGGGGATTTGCGACCGTAACCTTCGCCAATAACGACGTCGCCAGAGCCGCGTTCGGAAGAAATAGTGGGGACGATTTTTACATCACCGTGCGAGACCCGAGCGCGAACGGTGGGAATTGGAGAAACGACACGTTCGTCGCCGATTCCTCCACGGGTGACATCAGCATGGGATACACCCTCGCCATCGGGCGGTCCAGTGTCACTGGATCCAACGTGTTGGACGTGGACGGGTCGGCGAACGCGCTCGTGTATTACGGCGACGGGGGGTTGTTGTCGAACATTCGAACCGATTTCGAATCGGTCATCATCGAGGGGAACACGACCTCGAACGTGGTGGAATTCATGAACGCGACGACCGCCTTCATCACGGATCTCACATCGAACGTCGTCATGAACGTCAATCAACTCAACAACGTCACCATCACGACCGGGGATTTGGTGGATCAACAAATCCTTCGATACGACGCCGGTACGGGGCAATGGATTAACGACAACAGCGATCGAAATTTCGTTCGCGTGTACAATGGCACCGGTTCGAAAATCCACAAGGGCGAAGCCGTGTATATCTACGACAGCCACAACAATAACGTTTCCAACGTCGCCCTGGCGCACTCGGACGACCCGAGCACGATGCCGTGTATCGGTCTTGCT